TCATCAAGTGTTCCAGTTTCCTGTAATATACCACCACCAACCATACTTACAAATGCAGTCGCTGATTTAGTATCAGACTCAGAAGTTGTAAATGTTAATGCATCACCTACCTCATATAATGAACCAGCATCATCAACTAGAACTTCACTTACACTACCCTTTGCGATACCATCAACAATAAGTGTTGCTTCATTATTACCAAGATTTTCTAGGTCAACTGGTTCTTGGTCGGTGTGAAGAATACCGTCATTTGTTGTAGACGTACTTGACACGATTGAAGAAACTGTAAAGGATACATCAACATCTCTAGAGGTAGAATTTCCAGTAATCACTTCTCCGTCTGTAAATGTTCCAACAATGTTTGCAAGTTCAAATTCAGTTACGGATTGTATTCCCTCTTGGAATGTTATCACATCATTAACTGTGGCTGTTGCACCAGAACTCGCACCTGTGATTATTTGATTGAGAACCTCATCACCAGTAACACCTTGAAAGGCTGTACATCTTAATGTTGTTTCCGTTCTCCAATCTCCATCTGAAGTTCGTAACATATGAATGTTCGGATAAAAGATTTCTGCTTCTTCACCAAGTAATATTCTAAAGAATAATTCATGTCCTTCTTTTGTACCCTTTGCAGAATACAAGTCTTTGATGTTTTTAATTAAATCTCTTTTAGATACACTTGTTGCAAGTGAGTTAGGAATTGCAGTCATCAAAGATGTACGCATCTGGTCTAGGAAATCATAGATGGTATTATCTACATCTGCGTAATCTAAAAGTTGTTGTATGTTTTGTATGGGGTTAGCACGATACTCATTGATAGTTCCAGTCGCACCAGAAGTACCACCTGTAATTGTTTCCCCTGTAATAAATTTTTGTTGAGAAGAAACAAATAGTTTTGAACCACGAGAATCTTCTACAAGGACTGTGGCTGTCGCACCAGAGGTTGCACCTGTAATAGTTTCATTATTAACAAACTTACCAGTACTTCCATTAGAACCACTTTCTGTAACAACTCTATCCCCATCACTCTCTTCTAATACATATGCAACTGTGGTTGTTTCTAATGTTACATAGTTAACAGTCGCAGTATAGGTAATCTGTCCTGCTTCCATAAACTGATAATATTGTCTAAGAAAATTAACAAAGATTGGATGGTCTGATTGTATAAAATCAGGCACCTGTCCATCAATAAGTGGTGATAACTTATTCAGTAATTTTGACTTTTGGTCTGTCATTTTTTTAATAACTCGAAGATGATGTAGTTGATTTAGTTGTGCTTACACTCGTACTAGTTGTTGTTCCTGTGGTTGTTGTTGTATACCCTACACCAGTTGTTGCAGCTGCATCAACCTTAGAACTAACTGTGGTGTTTGTAAAATCAATTTCTAATAGTTGATTACGAACTGGAACAACATCATTTGAGTCAGACAATGCAGTAATACGAACTTGCGTGGAAGAAACCCCATCTACATTAGATACACTTGAAATTAATATACCATTAATTGTAATTAATCCATTTACATAATCAATCGTACCAGCTTCAGAACTATAATATGTTTTAACACCGACTGCAATAGAATAAATTCTTAGATTGCCTGAACCATCATCATCAAAGAAGTATTCAGTAGTTTCACCATTAATATAAAACCCAGTAGATGCGATAACAGAATTTTGATATCCGCTAACTGGATTGTAAAATGCGTTATTAAAATTAATTGTATATGATGTAGACCCTGTAGTTGTTGGAGTAAATAATCTAGCCATTGTTACAGTTGTTGTATTCATAAGAATAGAAGTATCTGTGTCATCAATTAATCCTGTTAATTGTGAATGTCTAAATGGTGCATTGAATGTATTTAAATTTGTAGTATTATAATCTTGTAATGTTACACCTATCAATGACCCCAAATCTGTCGCAGTTTTTGTTGTTGCACTAGAGTCGTAATTAAAAGTAACACCCAATATTAAAAAAGTTGTTTCTGGGTCAACCACAACAGGAGTAATAGATGCAACCTTATAAGGTTCAAAGTCTTTTATCAATTGGTCTTTCTGTGTAGTCGTTAGGTTTTCTCCAGTTGTACTTTTGATAGAGATAAAAACTTTTCCATATTCAGCAGTTGCACTCACACCACTACTTGTATTATAACTTCCATCTTCTCCACCCCATACAGAAACAGCTTGGGTATTTGCAAAAAGTTTTCTTGCATATAATTTATAGTCCTCTGTAGTAACAGCACGACCTTGAGCTGCAAAATCTAAAGGTGCATTAAGTTTAATAGACTGAAGTGATTCTGCCTCTGTTCCACCTGCTGCATTTGAAACGGTAGTGATAGTAATGTCGGTAACAGTATCAATTGCACCACCATTAGTAAATGATGAAGCACCATTTGCTTCTTCTTTGTTTGTAACAACATAATTTAAAGAAACGATATTACCATCTGATATAGCTTGACTTACAATACCATCTCCAAAGTATACCTCAAATCTTCCTGCTTCTATTTCCTGTAAAAAATATACAGTACTTGACCTAGACAATTGTGATATGTCTGTGGCTTTTGTATATGTTGTAGTTGATGCATCATCAGCAGAAGTTTGTACCTTTACAGTAAGGGTAGTGGTATCAACTCTAGGGTCAACTAAAATAAATCTTTGGTCTATGTCAGAACTGTCCACAAGATATTTTGTGGTAACATATGACCCCTCATATATTTCTGTGCTATCAAAGGGAACGGCATTTCCTGTATTAGTTCCTGTTATATCTGCAATGGTTACGAACTGATAACTTACATCATCCACAGTTGTAGTGAATGCTGTTCCTGCTGGCATAGTTGCAGTTGTCTTGGATGTTGCGAGAGATATATTAATTGTTGCTCGTGGTGATTTGGGTGAGGATACTTCATACCCTAACATCTTTGCATGAGAAACAATACTAGAACGTAATGATGCACTATCTAAAAACATTTCATTTGCAAGCATGTTTGCATTGAAACCAAGATAGTGTGTATTGTATGCAAGAGTATCTAATAAGATATTCATACCAGAACCTTCGAAGTCATAGTCTTTAAATTCGTTCTGTGCTTTTAAAAATGTTTTAAGATTGTCTTTAACATCATCAAAGTCAAACTCCGTAACCCTAAGTCTTTTATCGTTTGTTGCCATTAACGTAACCTCTCTAACATGACTGACATATCTACTAATTCGGTAGGTGTGTTTACTACATAAAATTCAATGTTTACATCATATGAATTTCTATCATAATCTGGAATAGCTTTAATTCCAACAAGTTTTGCTCTTGGTTCATAGTTTGCAATTACTTGTTCTAATTGTTTAGAAATAATAATGGCAACTGTCGGAGTCATATTTTCAAATAACATCTGTCTTATACCACCAGCAATTTCTGGGTGAAAAGGTTTTTCGTAGTAATTAAGCAAAACAAGATTACGCAAAGACCTTTTAACTGCTTGAACATCTGTTATTTTATTTACATCTGAATTAGAACTTTTTTTAGTAAAATTTAAATCTAAATCACTATACTGTCTAACATTTCTACTAATGTTATTGTTACCCTGTGCATCTTTATATGCGTTTCGTTGATGCTCTTTTTTTGTGGCCATTAGTAGACTCCTAGTTTGTATTATTTATACAAAAAGTTTTATGTTAAATTATTAATCCTTTGTTGTCAACCAAGTAATGGGTTTGCTTTCAATCTCTCTCTTCGAGTAAGTGTGTTAAGATATTTCTCCCACAATACTTCACCTTCTTCTGTATAAGGAAAGTTATCTCTTGTATAAAATGGTTTGCCACTTGGGAAAAAATTTTGTTTTCCAAAATGTTCTGGTAACTCACCGACACTAGGAGTTGCTTGTGGTATGTTTGATGGTGGTGGTTGAATAATAGTACCAACTTGTCTTGGTTTTCCATATGTATTTTTAATACCTTCTGGTTGGTTAATGGTTGGAAGGGTTGAACTTTCAGGTGGCACAATAGTGTTTTGAACTTTTACTGGTATACTAACTTTTTTATTTTCAATACCTTTTGGTTGATGGATGGTTGGAAGGGTTGGACTTTTAGGTGGTTGAATAAAGTTTTCAGAAAGACTATCTGTATTAGATTGTAATCCTCCTCCCCCATATATATTCGGTTTGGATGTTCCAAGACTTCCAGTAGACGTAGTTGATGTTGATGATACTCCATTATTTGCTTGCAATCCTGACCCTCCAAAAGATGGCCCAACAATTGTACCTAATGTTCCAGTAGATACTCCAGCAACTGTAGTAGTTCCTGTTCCTGTAGATGCTCCAGCATCCGCTGGTATAAAACCAAATCCTCTACCCTCTGCGTCCGCCTGTGATATGAATGCTTCAGTAGATGCTCCAGCACCCTCTGGTACAAACCCAAATCCTCTACCTTTTGAGTCCGCCTGTGATACTACTGATTTGTCTTTATTAATTGTGCCATAGTCTGCCTTCTTTTTCTTTGGTTCTTTTTTAGCTGCTACCTGACCATAACCAACTGCAGCAGGAGCTTCTTTAGCAACACCGTCTGCACCTATTGATGCGTCTATTGGTAACGCACTACATGGATTCAATCCTTTTAAAAATGCTAAAGCTGCATCTGCAATCATATCAAATAAATTAAATCCAGAGTCCAATATAAATTGTCCAAATTGAAGTGTAATTTCAGCAAGTTTTGCAAGGTATTCTAATGACCCTTCAACTAAACCTAAAAGTCCTTCTATTGCTCCTGATAAACTTATGTCTGGAATTAAACTGGATATATCTGGAAGCATCTTACCCAAAGCAGTTCCCAAAGCATCTAATGCACTTGATACTGCATCTGCAATTGCTCCAGTAATATCTCCTATTCCATTTATTATATCGTTAATCATATCATCTATTGTTGATAGTGCAGAGTTAAGGTCTTTACTTATTCCACATCCTATATCTAATATTGGTATTGCCATATTCTTCTCCTTTTATTATCCAGCAAATACTTTGGGGTGACCTTGTGCAACAGAAGTACAACCAGATATACTGTCGCCTATGCGACCACAACCCCTACCATTTACTTTAACTTTTAATGAACCGATAGCTATTGGAGCTACATGTGGGCCGCAAGGAGCGCCAGGCTTTAAGTGACCTGTATTTATATCACCTTGTCTACTTACTCCAATACCACCAACCTTTACATTTGCACTACCAACTGCTCGAAATGGAAAACTACAATGGTAATTATCAAATGCTCCAATAAATGTTACTGCTCTACCCATTTGCTATATCCTCCTGTGTTATTAATAAACTTAATTTGTGATTCCATAATGCAATCTCCCTGTGTTCTTCCTCTGTATGTCCATCTCCTGCTGCATGTTCAACTCCAACTGGTGGGTGAACATGGTTATCTGGTACATTATCTGGTGCAGTTTCTAATACCAAATGATTTTCCGAACCAGTTGACCAATCTTCTGGAACTAATTTATGTCTACCATTAGCATTTTCCATAATTAAGTTACTGTCAGCATTAGTCGAAGAAGAATCTGTACCATTTAGAACTATGTTATCTCCGGCCGTAATTGTTCTTTCATCTATAAATGTAAAATCTTCAAAGCTTACATCATCTCCAGTTTCTAAAAGAAGACCCCCTGTAGAAGTCCCTGTTTCAAGTTCAACTTCAATACTTGTTAAAGTAGACTCCGTAACAAAGTTATCGGTTTCACCAGAATCAAGAGTATCTATCTCTAATAGTATTTCATGTGGTTCTACCTCTGTACCAACATCTGGTTTAAACTTAATCACATGGAGTAATGACGCAAGTGGTATGCTATCATAATCTGTGTAAGTTGTGATTGCTCCTGTGGTATCCATTATTTGAAATTCGTGTGCCATTAGTTTAGATTTATAACTCCTGAAGTTGTAGTTGTTTGGTCACCAGTAATTGTGGTTGTCTGACCAGCACTATAAGTTTCGGATACAGCTCCTGTAATAGCAGTTGTTAATGTTGAAGAATAAGTTTCTTTAACTGTTCCTGTAATTCTTGTATTTAATTTACCAAGTGCATCAATGTTGAATGTACCTAATGTATTTGTTTGATTTAATACTAAATTTGTTTTTCCTAATAAAAGTAATGATGCGTTACTGATATAAGTGTTATCTCCTACAACAGATGTTCTAGATGCCCCACCAACCTGTCTAGACTCATTACCTTTAATTTGAATATCGTAAGTTGATTTACTACTTTCTCCAATACCAATAACCCCATACAGATTATCAGCAACTCTATAACTATGTCCACCTAGTATATCTAGCTCGTAGTTACCAACACCCAACGCACCTATCTTTGTGTACATATTCTTACCGACCTTTAAAGTATAATCACCCTCAACCTCTTGCACATAATCTCCTTGTATGAGATGTCTAACATTACCACTTATTGTAAGATTTACATTTCCAGCTATAAAAACACTTTTATCACCATAAACAATTTCGTAGTCATCCTGTACAATTTTTGTCATTCTAGAACCATCTGCAAAAAGTTCTTCAGATGTACCAGTCCTATGTTCTCTATGTAATCTTTCATTGCCAGGCGTATCATCTACTTCAAAGATGTGTCCAGACTCACTTTCAAAGACATGGTTGTATGGATATTGTGACGTACTTGTGGGTATTCCTTGAGGGTGTGGTTCTTCCCAAGTTGTTGGTGGGTCTTCAGAAATTAATTTTGTGGATACACCATCTGCACCAAAATTTGGTTTGGTTGCAATTGGAATATCTGTTACTCTTGATTCTCTTCTATCAATAAGGGATTGATGCGCCTCTGCATCAGCACCACCTCTTGCAAGACGGTTGGTATCCGACTCACCAGTTGAGTGTCCAGATTGTGATATTTTAGTATTGGGATAATTTGCATTAGGGTCATTGAACCCTTTGGAACTATCAGCAGCAGAACTCGGAACGCCAGGCAGAGAACCCATGATGATAGGTTGTTGTTTTTCCTGTGCATCACGAAAGAATCCTACAACCCAAGAACCCTCAAGAAGAAATGTGGGAGTATTTCCCATTCCTTGCATAGATGGGTCTGTAACTGGGTGCATGACATGAGCCCATGGCAAAGCCTTTGTAGGTATATCGTTCTTATTTTCTGTATGAAATCCTAGACAACGAACACGAACTCGACCTAGTTTTGCTGGGTCATTTCTATCTTCAACTACACCTGTGAACCAGACGAATCCATCCAATCCCATAAAATGATTACTGTTCATATAATATACTCCTCTTACAGAGTTATTTATAAGGATTAATGAAGGTCTGGGTCACGACCAAGACCAACTACTCTAGGGGAATTGTATTCCTCTATAGTATAATGTTCTGTCATGCCAGAATATAATATATTCAGAGTTTCTTGAGCTTCTTCTTGTGTGAGTCCATCATGTAGTATCACATTATCTTGGACGATACGATACTTTAACATGAGTGTATTTAGTGGTTTGGATTGTAGGTACTGTTAAAATTATACCAAATATTTCCAGCAACCATAATACGTTCCTCATCACTCCCTTGTGGGGGAACACTATGACGTAGTGTTGAAGGGAAGATAAACATATCACCCTTCTTAGGTTGTATGGACATCTCTTGAAATTCTTGTGATTGAGGATTGAGTATGTTGTGGAACGTCAGAGGAGCTGACTTTTCTGATACCTTTACATAGTAACAAAAACTCCAAGTGAACGGCCAATGATGATGTTCAATAGTATGTTCACCCTTTGTATACAACGCACCCCAACAGTCAGCAATCTCCAGAGGGTACTTCGTCTTCATATCTTCTTGACACAGAAACAGAGCCTTCTCTGCAATAGAGTTAATGTGAATATTCTTTTCATGGGAGTCCCAATCGGTCATGGACGCCTTGACATTACTCGCATGGTGCATGACATCACCAGTCTTACGAATATAGTATTCTATCTTGGAATTGATACCACCGAACTCTTCAGTTAGATTCTCATAACGTATAGGGGTACTCAGTTTAACATCATACCCTTTCCAACCATACGCACTCATACTATAGTTGAGTCCACTCATCTTCTTGTTTCTCTAAGTATTTACGAAAACTTCGTATCTCGCAGTACGCCCAGATATTCATTCCCAACGCAAACACAAAAAACAAACCTATTAGATTCTCTAAGTTTATCACTAACATCATATTCTCAAACATTCTTCTCTCCACTTTCTCTCGACAACGAGTCGAGGTTTTTTACGGCTTCCAATAATGGA